TCTCCCCCCCCATCCTGGGGTGGAGAAAGTATCTTTGAGACACGTCATGAGGATTATTTATGAGTCAACAACGCCATCGTGAAAGGGAGAATATCCCCGCCACTTATGATACCGCCGAAGTTACCCGCAGCTATGATACTGACCTTTCTTATGGTCCTTATCTTGTTGCAGCTGACTCCGAAAGTATTGATGACTTTGTTACTCGACACTATCTCCGAAAAATCAGAGAGGGTGTCATAATAAATAACCCATGTCACTATGAGCGTTCGAAGGTATCTCAAACGAGCTACCCTGGTTCCGCGTCTGGTGTGAGATTTTCCGATGGAAAACATTGGGAGGCCACTGGAGCTGTCACTGAGTGGGTCATGAGTGAGAATCCGCAATATCTTGCGTCTCCTCCTGATCCCTCTTTGGATAACTCCAAGTCTCTCGATCGCGCTAGGCTCGTTGCCCTATCTAATATAGATAAGACGCCATATGCCTTTGGTGAGGATATAGGTGAACTTGGTGAAACTATTGAGTTTCTCAGGAGACCTATGTTCTCTATGGTCCATTTAGCAAAGCGCTTCCGGAAGGACGTTCTCAAAAGGCTAAGTGCAAAAAAGGCTCTTTACCACGCACAGGCTGTTGCCAGTGTGTGGCTTGAGTACCGATTTGCCTTTCAGCCCCTGGTCCAAAGTTCTTGGAACCTTGTTGAGTCGTTCTCCAAAAAGCGTGATGCTTTGCCGCCTCGTCGAAGTGCCCACGGCACGAGTACTGTGCAAGGTAGTCAATCTTCTACCTCCTCAGCGACTTCACGCTATGGGTTTACCCAGACTAAGACGGTTAATGTGGAGCATAAGGCTTCCATCCTTTACGAGGTTACTAACCCCGTAACTGGATGGCGCCATACCTATGGGCTTAGAGGGAAGGATATCCCCACTACTCTTTGGCAGTTATTGCCTTTGAGTTTTATGGTGGATCGCGTGTATGACGTTAGCTCGTTTTGCAGAGCTATTATCAATCTCGCGGACCCTCGTGTCTCGATCCTTGCGGGCTCTACTACTACCAAGACTGATTCGGTTTATACCGTTCAGCTTGTTAGTCAGTATGCGTCCGGATGGACCTACAATACCAACGGTAACGTTCATATTGTTGATAACTTCACATATGATCGCCAACTTTGGTATCCGTCCATCTCCGACACGGTCCCGGACTTTACGCCCGGTTATCTTGTTGGGGATGCCCTTAAAATAGCTGACCTCGGTAGTCTGGTAATACAGAATATCAGGGCCCGCTAAACCTAGGAGTTAACGCGATGTCTATCGCCTCCGCTTCCGTCAATATTGACGGTACATCTTCGACCACTGGTGGAACGGATACCGGGATGGTGGACCAGGGTGGTGATCTTCTACAACACCAGGTCATACTCGATGACTCTTCTGAGTTTATCGACCAGACCTCTATGTTGTTTTCGATCACTCCCCCCAAGCCCTCATCTACGGCTCCGAATGGATACACCCAGAAAAGGTGCAAGGTCATTGCTCAGGTGCCTTTGGCACTTGATAATGGCAATTACACCGTCAACACGCTGAGGCTCGAGCTGGCCTGTGATCCTGAGACCACAGACAGTGAGATCCAGTCTATGTTGATACTGGGAGGTCAGCTGCTTTCCGATTCGGATTTTTCCGACTTTTGGAAAAAGCAGTCTGTTGAGTGATGGTCCTTACCCTGCTTCAGATCGTTGGCGTCGTTGCCATTGCGGTTGTTACCGCGTTGTATGGCCCCGATGCTTTTCGATGTGATAACGGGATAGGACCTCCCTCGATCCATTACATGGAATGCCCTTCTTGGGATAACCATGATTCCAATCTTCCTCAAAAACAGGATACATCCGATGAGAAAGACAAAGCCCAGACGGTCAAAGACATACAAGACGCTCTTTGACCCCGATGCTCTCTCGGCAGAGATTCATCGGTCTCTTAAACGTGACCTCAGATCCTTCTTGCATGAGTACCGAGGGGTCTGCTGTGCCACGCCTGTGGCAATCGATCGTCAGATAAACGGCTTCTTTAAGAAGTACGTGTCTCCTCTAACCGATACAAGTCCTTTGCAGACTGAGTGCTTCCGTAATTTTGCGGAAGTAAACAGTCGTATGCTTGACACTAACCTGGCTTTACTTATGAGTTTGCCAGATATAGATCAACGCGTGCAGACGGCTACCCCTTTCATGGACAAAGTCCATTTAAGGGCTCGGGCCTTGGTCCGGTTCGTTCTGGGGGATTGTGATGAGGATGCCTGGTTCCTTGAGTGTAAACACTCTTCAGGAGCCACGATTGGTGTTCCCTTCGTGGATACGTCAATCGAAAAGAAAAGTATCCTTCCGTTGACATCGACCTCTGGTGCAGAACGTGTTTGGTGCAGATACTTAGAGTACGATAGACAATTGTACTCGTCCCTCGTAACTTATAACGGGGGGAGAGATCCTTCTCATAGTATCGACATTCAAACAGGGTCACGGGCTACTACAGTCGATAAGACGTCTGACAAGCGTCGCATGATTTGTGTTGAACCTACTGTAAATATGTTTTTACAGCAAGGTCTCATGCAAGTTATGTATAAACGCTTGTCTGATGTTGGTATCGACCTAGAGAGCCTTCAAGTTTGGCACAAACGCTTAGCTTGGGAAGCTTCTATCACAGGCAGCCTTGCCACGATAGATTTTTCCTCTGCTAGTGATAGTGTCTCAATTGAACTACTTAGGTGGTTATTACCTCCTAGTTGGTTTGATTCATTGTGGTCTGTGAGGTCTCATCATTGCCTTCTTGGCGATGTTTGGGTTCCTTTACAGATGATGTCCACGATGGGGAATGCTACAACTTTCCCGCTTGAAACTCTCGTTTTCTGGGCCTACGGGCATGCAGTCAAATTATCCTTAAGCCGAGGTAACTCCCTCTTCCCTGAATGGGAAGATTTAAAGAGTATCTCGGTTTTTGGAGATGATTGCATTATCCCGTCTGCAGTTGCTGAGCAGTTTTGCTCAGTACTCCAGTCTATTGGTTTTCAAGTTAACTTTGAAAAGAGTTTTCTTGGTCCAATTAGGTTCAGAGAGTCCTGTGGAGGTGACTACCTCGCAGGGCGTGATGTAAGACCCTATTTTCTTAAGGGTCCCATGAGCACCAAGAAGAGTTATCTTGAGCCTTGGTTGTATGTGATAACAAATTCTCTCTTAAAGAAGTACATACGGTACTTCGGAGAGTTGAGTTACATATACGACAAGTCACTCTGGACGACTATATTCTCGGTGTTTGAGAGGCACGATCTTTCCATAAAGTTTGTGCCTCCCGACTTCCCCGATGATTCTGGTCTCAAGTGGTTCTTTGACCATGAGAGACTGTCTCGTCTATATAGGTTCAGGTCAGAACCTATATATGAGGATGAACATGGTACTAGGACTTTTAAATATTTAAGGTTTCGTTACCTTAATAGATATAAGCCCTCTTACCTACTCCGGTATCATGCATGGCTGAAAAGCCGTGCCCCTCGTTCTGGCTATACAAGCCTTGACGAGGTGCGAGGTGGTCTTTCTTTTGACCGCCTCGGTGATTCCTTGGAGTTGTTCAATCCTAAGAGGAAGATCGGTGGATACGTAGTAGCCACCGGAGTCTCGGGCCATTGGTCCGAGTAAACTTCCGTGTTAAGAGCAC